CATATACTCCAACACAAGATCTCAGGTCATAATATGCCAGATAGCTTGGCTCAAGATATATTGGCTGATCCAGACAGATATGGATCCATATCCTAGTATCCCCCCGCCCATTATATGCTCTCATATAGCCTCCTAGACCCCTTATAAATGGAGTAAAGTGGAGCATAGTGGAGAATAAATACTATAGATACTATATCAATTACTATACTTATACTTAGTTAGATATACCTATGTAATTGAGCATACCATTATCATAACCGTAATGTCAATAGCGACAATTCGGACATATACTCACATGTGCATATTTTCAGGGATTTGTCAATACCCTTCGTAAATGGCATATTTGGCCCACTTTGTCAATAGATTTTCATAGAAAAATTTTGACAAATTCTGGCCTATTCTGCACATATTCTATTAGATTTAGTATACATTCTATATCGATCTATATATATTATATTAGATTTGTTATAACTTTTCAGGGATTTTTATAAGCTCGTCGTAAATAGAAAAATTTGCCCACATTTCAGGGATTCTAGATCATGTGTCGTAAATAGAAAATTTGGCCCTCATGCCCACACACAAAAAATCCACAGGATGTGGATAACCCTGTGGATAATTTGGCCTAGATTAGTTTATACTTGGTCAAATGGATTCTTATCTTCATCTGTATAACCAAAGACTCTTGGTTCTACTTTGACCTCCCGCTTTATATTATATGTGGTAGGTTTAGGTAATTTTAGATTAGATATAACATTGACTTCCTGATATGCTTTGATACATTCATTTAGTTCATTGGCAAGAAGCAGACCTTCTGACGAAGTTCCTCTTACTTTTAGCAGTTCATATACTTTGTCTAGTTCGCTAATGACAGATACCAACATCTCAACAATTCTATCAACTGTATATACTGGCTGGTCTGCCAAATATCTACCGAAAATAGTAGGGTTGAACCAATGGTCATCTGTTAGATTAACTAGTGCTTCTGCTACTTTGATTTCTTGTGTCTTACTCATAGTCCGCCTTTCTAACCTATCATTATATCAAAAATAAGAAACGGGGTCAAGGACCAACGAAGCCCTAACCCCGTCCCTGGTTTACTTAGCCTTGTTTGTAGCTGGCTGCGGATCTGAAAATGTAATGCCCTTGTTGATAGCTTCCTGGATAGCTACCTTAGCAGCTCCTGAGAAGCGACCACGTACACCTACTGTGATGCCTTGTGTCTTTAGATATTCTCGCTTTGTTGTCATGATGATCCTTTCTAGATCGGTTTGCTTTAATTATATCAACTATTCACGGCTTTGTAAATAGCTTTCGTAAACTGAAAAACTTGCCCTTAGTTAGAAACTTGTTCTAACCTATCTCTAATTAGATTAGATACAATGTTATGTGCTTCGTCTACCTCATGTAGAGATCCAGACCATAACAAAGCTTGGGCCTTACTTAACTGATCATTGATGTATTGATCACTCATCTTCATCTTCGTCTTCTTCCCTGTCGTCATTGAGGTCAATCATATATTCTCGACTCAACATCCATTGCATTACATCTTCGTAATGCTGTTCGGCACCATACTCTAATGTAAAGCCCATACCAGCCTCCACAGCCTCACAGAGGTGTGCCCACATCTCGTCCTCAGTTGCCACCACTTCCCAGTCTGTGTCGCTTCTAAAGTTGTTAATGGTGGACCAGGTCCACAACCAAACCAGGGATAATCCAAGGTCGGTGGTATCTAGAATCTTTAAACATTCGTTGAGTTTATCTTTATCGGCTGGCTTCATATGCTAACTCCCTTTCATTCCATTCCGCTAATGTCTTGACAGTAAAGTCTTTCCCTAAATTATAACAGTAGAGCACAGCATCCGTCAAGGACTCAGTCTCATATATTGGGACAGACAAAGGTATATCTGTTTTATCATAGACCTCAAATGTATCTACTCCTCCAGGTGAGCAAGAGTATTCCATTTCCAGGATTTCCAAGGTTGGCTCGTATGACATCAAATGTGCCCGTCCTTTCTATTTTCTGTGCGAATTCCAATCGCAAATGATAAATCATATGTTAGTTTATATAGTTCTGTTAGAGTATCTAGTCGTCCTTCACATTCTGTTCGGACCATAGAATCCATTGCCTCTTCGGACCGCTCTTCTTGTTCAATTGCGTCCGATAGTTCTTGTTCAGCAATAAGCATTAGGTTTTTTAGTTCCCCGTGCATTATATCTATTCCAGGTACATCTGCATTAACCATACGTTGCAAATGGGGCGGGAGCCCAATGTCTTCAGCATTCATTAATATCCCTTTCCTTGTAGGTTGTCATTCATTATATCAGTAGCCACTGACAATAAATGTTCGGTTGCCATAATTTGTCCCTGGATATTAATCTTAGATTGAACATTCAAGTCTTTATCCAAGTCCTGGTTAAGACTAATTAGATGTATCTTCATATACTCTATGAATTTACTAGACTTAGTTTGTGTAGTCAAAGTAACCCTCCGCCCACAGACCTTGCAAGAAACTAACAGCGTCTTCCAAGTCTTTCCTCAAAGGCTCCTTGTCCATTAAATCGGACGGGGTCCTAAGATAGAAAAGCTTTGAATCGTGTATAGCATTAATCATTCTATTTAGATCGGATTCAGTGTAGCCTAACATAGGTAATCCTCATCTCCCTCTTTTAGATTATAGAACTTATTGAATTCACCATATATAAATTCATCTCCTGACATTTCTGCAAATTGTTTATCTGCATAGTACTGGCCTTCATCTAGATTATTATTAATCCAGTCCTCTAGTAATTGTTCTGCTATATCTTGATATACAGCGTCAATTACCATTTGATTTACATCTTCTAAGAAACTAGCCATTTAGCGCTTCCTCCTGTGTGTAGGTTTTCAAAGGTAATAATACACTATGGGTCTGACATTCTGCCATAGCCTTTTCATCCTGCCAAGAACCTTGATTACATTCTGAGCAGAATTCACCGCAGTCATCTTCGCAATACTCAACACAATCAAAAGACTGGCAAGCATAGCAACGGTTTTCATATTCCAAGATTTCCTTTACTTCACCACGGACAATCTCATATTCTCCACCCCAACCTGTTTCTTCCTCAAACTCTAATGTGAGCAGGCAGTTAGGAACAAGATTACTTAGTTTAGTTAAGATAGTTACAGCAGGTGACCAAGCAGTCTCATACTTATAGACAACCCAATTGTCATCACCTTCTGATTTATATTCAAGCAATTCTGTATTTGGATATTTATCACCGTCACGGACGGCTACATCCCATTTGGTTCCCCAATTAGAATTATTCCAAGAATACCAATCCTTTTGAGTCTTAGCAAACTCAACAGATTTGCGGAACCAATCAGGGTCATTCTGAATATCTATATCACCACGATTAGGTTGGCAAGCATATTCCTCATCAGTAATTCCGTCATCCTTATATGAGTGGATATTGTGGAAAGCAAAGACAGGATTATTATATTCAACTAATTCAATTTTGGTGGGGAAACCTGAAAGACTAATATCACCCATACCATATGTCTCTTGTGCTAATACAAATGGCTTATTCAATCTATCTTTAATCATATCTACCTCAGACTTAGGTCCTTGGATAGTTAATGTGTTATAACACCAATTTGGCATTTTATATCCTTTCGTTGATATGTGATAATTATACATTGGACCACTGACAATTGGAATACTATTTGGGTGTGAGTCACACCACATTTTATTCAGAATGTGGTCAAGATCACAGAATTTCAGGAGTTTTCATATTGACCTCGTAAAAGAGATATGATACCCTCATGTCTTTGTGGGCAAAAGAAAACCCCCAGCTATAAGCTGGGGGTATGAATATGGCTGCTGATTTCCAACGAAAGAAATAAACCGCTTTACTTAGCACCTGGCCCGTAGACTAATAGATGCACCATTTCATTTCTATATTAAAACCAGGACCAAGGTCCTTGGATTAATTATACCATACTTGGTTGACTGGAATACTTTGAGACAAATGCATCCAGCGATTGACTGAAGACTTCTGCCTGCAGGTCCTCTTCCATGAGGGTAAACGTTTTAGCGGCCCAGTTAATTACAGGTACCTTGTGCTCATTATCGCCTAATTGATTGATGTAGAGGCCCCATCCAGTTTCGCTAGGCCATTCCTCATTTATCAATTGGCTAATGCATATACGTGTTGCATATGAGTGGTCGCTCCACCTAGGACGTGCCTGCTCTACAGCATTTGCTAAATTCTCTAGCATGCGATGTCCAGCCCAGTGTCCGTATAGATATAGTACATCGCCCTTAGAATCTTTAAATCCAAAGTTTGCTCTGTCGCCCATTTTATTCCGCCGTTTCTAGTATAGGTATTGCTTCTTCCGTTTTATTTAATTCTATCACTTCGTATGCGACCTTGTCAAGGCCTGCCTTGCTTGCATTGTAGTGGTGCCCGCAGAAGAAAAGCTCGCCTTCTACTAGTTTAACTACATACTTTGCTTGAGCTGTACCACATTGATCACAGCCAATCCATCTAGTTAGATCCTCAGTTGTCATAATGTTCCACCTTCAATCATTTCGGAAAGACGGTCAAGAATCCAAGAGTCGATGTCAGCGATATCAATCTCTGCCAACTTCTCCATCATCTCTTCACGAGCAAACTTATACCCGTCTTCAAAACCATCTTTGTAATCTGACATTATTTCTCCTTATATCCTGTCGCTTCTCTATCTGACCAATATGATTCTGATAAATTATACTTGTCACGAATGCGACTTACTTTCTCAATACTACCAGTTCCGACATTGAATGTCAACGGTGGCATAAACTCAGGGTCGAGTCCAGTGATTTGTGCATCCCAATAAGCCATCTCAAGAGATAGCCTATCGGGAGCAGTCAACTCAAAATACATTATGCTTCCCTTACGTGGCAAACTTCGGTGTCATCAATTGTGATGTTACCGTTATTTGAATCGGCGTAAAGAGCATCTGTGACTTCTGAATCAAGGTCCAATTCATAATCTGAATCTAATACATTGTATGAATATGTTCCGCTAACTTCAAGAGTTGCAGTAAATAGAACTTCTCGAACTAGTTCAATGCCAAGCGCTTCAGCAATTGCACGAAGTGTATCTTGGTCATCTGAATCGGCATATGCCTCAGTGATAATATCCTTGACTGTGTCAATCTTAGAATTTAAAACGTGAATTGTTTTAGAATTAGTTCTAGAGTTATGAAGGTCCCATTCAATTGATGAGACTTTGTCAGTTGCATATTCTGCATCTGAATAACCACGGATTACTTTGTATGTAACCAATAAGTTAGGATTGTATGTATCAGGAATTGTTACTGCTGATGTTTCTGTTGTTTCCATTGGTTCCTCTTTCGTTAGGGGTGTATCTGTATACGGTATTGTAGCATCTTCCACTGACAATAATGTGCAACTGGTCCCACATCTGCATGTGAGGTCCATCACACCGTTTGGCCATCCATAGCCATCTTTAAAGGTATATTCAATTAAGGCATCACAATCGCTTGTGCACACCCAGGTATACTTCTGATACTTTGTCATGCCGAGAATTATACACGACCCCACTGACATGTGCAATAGTTTTCAGGGCTTTTTTTATGTGAGTCGTAACACATTTTTACTTCCCTTAACATTGCGGGCGCTTTGCGATCCATAACGGACTTGAACCGTCGGCCTCTACCGTGACAGGGTAGCGCTCTAACCAACTGAGCTAATGGATCAAGAAAAAATTGTGAGCAGTTTTAAATCTTGCTCAGGATTTATTTATTTAGAAAGCAGAAACCAATTTCTTGATTTTGTTTTTCTCAGCAGTTAGAATTGGGTCAAAGCCTGATGCACCAGCCATTAGTGTTTCAGAATTGCCACGACCTGAACGATAATAGTCAAGGCGCTCAGTAAGTGCATTGAAAGCACCCCACTTAGTTCCCTTGATGTTAGCGTTAGTTGGTGAATTGTGGTAAAGGTCATCAAGCAATACAACCTTATTCTCCCACTTAGTCAATGCAACCTTAGCAGAATCCTTATCTGGCTTAGGATAGATTGTCTGAATCAACTTAGAGAATTCAGCATCAGTAATTGCCTGAGAGTAAAGTGCCTTTGCTTCAGTTTCGAATTCATCGAAGTAACCGAGAGCAAGCCCAAGAGTTTCACGAGCAACTTGAATACGACCATCAACAGATTGTGTATGACGAATCTTGAATGATTGCTTTGCATTACGCATTGCAAGGTTCAATGTATTTTGGCAGACAACACGAACAGGAGTAACCGCTGCTTGAACGGCAACAGAACCATCGTGTGAAGTCCATACAATGAGATAAAGTTTTGTCTCATCGTTAGCGCCTTGTGGGTCAAGAACCATTGTGCGTGGAATATCTACAGTTCCGAACACGACTTTGCCCTTCTTTAGTGAGCCAGCAGATTCCCAACGGCAATCAGCATTGGCATCGTGAATTGCATCGGCAAATGCAAATAGTTCCTCATTCTGAACTGGCTTGTAACGCTTGCCAACAGTTGCAAGAACATCAGTTCCCTTATTGAATGGGTTATCACGAATAACCAACTGAGCCTGAGATACATCATTCCAAGATTCTGAAATGTGGTCGGTGAGTGGAGATAAGCGAACATTCCAATTTGCTAACTTTGCTTCTTCAAGCATTGTTGCAGTTGTAACTTCCTCATCTTTTGTAAAGATGCGATTTGCTAGGTTGTGCCAAGCAGGTGCGCCACGGAGAGCGAAAGCAACTTCGCCGTTTTCCATTTCTAGATTGTGAGCCATATATTTTTTACCTTTCGTTTGATTAGTTGTAAGTATAACAGACCCCACTGACATTGTCTAGGATTAGTTACAATATGTCCGAATTGATCAGTGTGATTAATCTCACAGAATTTCAGGGCTTATCCACAGGTGGCCGTAACGCTGTGGATAACCCCTCCCTATTGGGGGCCGAGCTCAGGATTAACTCCCGAATTCGATCCTTGTAGCCTTGCTTAGTAATTGTTTATTGAAGTTCACAATAGATTCATCTAAGAACATTGCGGTTGTCTTCTTTTTCTTTACGTTATCAAAAACGTAAGCATTTATTTTGCCGCTGAATTTATTTAGATTACTAAAAACTAATTCAGTTAGGTATTCCTTATCAACACCTTGCTCAGAATAAATTGTTACATCATTGAGTTTGTTTGCGTCATAGATTTCAACACGATAACGATTTGCCATTGTATTGCCTTTGTTAGTAGTTTCCCGAAGGAGAGCAGTTTGGCGACATACTCAGGTCGTTGGATTATTTAGAGATACTTAGCAATCTGCTTCATTGTAGAAGCATTTACTGTTTCCTCATCTGTCATCTTGAGAATTGTGAGAGCATTTGTAATGTCCTCTTTCATCTCACGATACTGGTGCTGATGGATAACCTCAAAATCCTTTTCAGGTTCAGCAGGAAAACTTCCATCTTTTGTGATGATGTCAAAATCAACATTGAGAGTGTTGTTCCATTGACGATAGTTTGTGCGAAGGTTCTCAGCCTTTGAGAAGTTGGCAATAGCCCACTTACCGATTTCCTTGCGCCACGCTTCTTGCGCTTTGCCGAACTTTGCTTCCTTTGCGGTCTGTGTGCTGTAATCGCTTTCTAGTGTTGCTAGACGAGCCTCTAGTGCTTTGATTACTTTGCTTGTTGCTACCTTTACTGTGATTTGTCTGCTCATTGTATTTCCTTTCGTTGGTTGGTTGATTAGTATAGCAGGGGGGTCTGACATTTCCACCCGAAGGTGGAGAGTTCTTACTTACGACATTGGACTAGAACACTCTCTAAACTGTCCCTGTTTCGTTCTAGGTTATGCGCCTAGAAGTGTTTTAGCAGATACTGAAGTCCAGCGAGTTTCTTTGCTAGGCATTTCTAGCAAGACACGCACCGAGCCAGATGCTTGTGGGTGTATCTCTTTGATAACGCCCGTCTTTTTTGACTTTAGGGTGGTGAATAAATCGCCAACCTGATACAACTTGTCGTTGATTGTCATTTTTGCCTCTTTTCTGTGTAGGTGGTAAGTATAACATTGGGGTCTGACATTTGTCTAGCCCTATCTCAGTATTTGAGAAACTTATTGTGTGACCTTAGTCACTTTCTTGTAGCCAAGCGTCTAAGTGGTGCTGTTCGACAATAGCCGATGCAGGGGCAAACCTTTCGCCTCGATAGAATACGCCTTCAGGCATTTCGATCTGTCGGTTGTAGTCATTTTCCCAATAGGCGTCAATAGCCTCGATGCAAGGCTCGACCATAGATAGTGGAACGGGCGGGTAATGATTACCTTGTAAGTGCATAGCAATACCTTGTTCTAAATCTAATTCTGCAAAATCAAGCGCAGTGTTGTATCCCATTATTAGTTATCTCCTTTGATAGTTACTTCAGCCCAAGTGTTGTTATCATTTGCAAGTGGTAATACATTAGACATACCAAGTGCGTGTAGTGTTGCTTCCTTGCACATTTGTTCAATTGAACTTTTATCAAGCGCAATTAGCGCAGGCAATAAACTTGCAGGAATTTTATCCAAGTCAATAATTGCCTCGAATACAACTGTGTGTGGAACTTTCATTAGATTAGACATTTGTAGCCTTTCGTTGTTGGATAGTAGCAATTATAGCGTATGGCACTGACATTACCTAATCCATCCTCGGCGTGTCGCAGCTTTTGTGATTAACCTCACAATTTCAGGGGTTGTGGATAACTCTCGTAAGCCTGTGGATAACCCCCCTACATATAGGGGCCGAGCTGACAATTGTCAACTCGACACGCCGTTATTGTTTCTCCCAACGATAGGGCACATCATCTTTACCGTCATTATCACTATCAATCTTGGCCCCACGCCACATGTACACCGCTAGCACAAGTGGTGAGCACAAGAATGCAATTAATATAATTCCAATTACAGATCCGATCACGTCATACATTTATTTTTTACTCGCAGAAAATCTTATATCCGCTTTACCATAAACACACAATCCACACGATACGCAGGCGGACCCTGCAGAAGAGATAAGTGGAATTGATTTCATATTCTCAGGACACTTAGCACCAGGCTTGCCCGTCAATTCTTTCATTGTGCTTTCAGTCACGGCGAATGTCTTCCCTAGGTAGGCAAGACGAATTCCCTCATTTACTTTTAGTTCGTGACCGATTTCCTTATTATCATCATCGGTGGAATAGTAAAGAGATAGATTAGGAACATCCTTTAGAATAAGCGCTGCAGACTTTACACGTGTGTAAACCCAGAATTGAACATCGGTGTGCTCATTGATTACATTCTTCCAGGCATAAGTATAGAAATCATTGAAGAAATCCCCGTCCCAGTGGATACGGAATAACATAGGGGCGTCTTTCTTTACACAATCAGCCTTGAAATCAATAATCATTTCATTTAGCAATTGATACATTGTTTCCATATCGGCATTGCGTAGCAATTCCCAATTGTGTAGCAGATTAGTTTTTACTCCAGGGAATAACTTTTCGAGTTTTCCTGCGTAGCAAACACTCTCACAAATACTAGTGGCACCAGGGCATGAATAATTCTTTCCTGCAGGGAGCCCGAACGTGTTCGCAATTGCGGCTTGCTTTCCATTTTTTGTGACAAGGTTAGCCACCTTTCTATCGTTAGAGCGTTTTAGTTTCATTGGACCTCAATCGTTGGTTGAATGGCAAGTATAGCAGAATGGACCGACATATTCCAATCTTGGCCCAGCTTTCCAGGGTGATTTTGATCACAGCCGTAACGACACGCCCGACCCCGTGCCTTTGGGGGCCAAGCTGCGGGCTATTGATCAAATTTATTTTTATGTTTTATTTTGCGTGTGTATTTTTTTTTATTACGAACAGGTTGCGCCGCATTACTGCGACGCAATTCCTGAATTCGTTTAACTTTATCTTGAAGTGAAGTTAGGAACATTATACCCACTCGCTTCGTGAAATCGTTTTACATCAAATCTTTCATTATCAACCGCAAACATTTCAGCGAAATCATTTACGATTTTAGAAAAAACAGCGGGGTGAATTTTATTGCTAGCATACTTTAGAATTTCTGCCGTTGCGACATAATCTTTGCGTGTCATCATTTAACTGATACCATTCCTGTTCTGTAGAAAACTTTTGTATAGCATTTGCCTGTTGGCGTGTAAATATTTACAGTTGAGTATTCATCAGCAAATCCCCAATCGGTAAATTTGAAAAAGTTTTCCCAAGCACCAAATTCGCTTTCGTATTCGGCAGACCAGTGGGGAGCGTTGCTATCATAAGCACAAGTTATTTTATACATTAGTTTTCCTATTCGTTTGGGTTGTAGTGGTTATAGTTTGGAGTTAGAGCGCAATCGCAAGGCTCGACATCATAGTCAAGGTCATTACCCCAAAAGATAAGACCTGAACCATCACATTCATCACAAGGGAAAGTCATTACTGAATTTATCATTAGTGTTGTTCCTCGCAATCTTGGTCATAATCAAATCCGCAAAAGTAGCAATCCATTTGCTCGCCGTGTGCTTTACACACATAGCGGAATTGACTTTCATCACAGCAAAAGTGTTGCTCATCTTTTACCAAATAGAATTCGGTTTGGTCAATGTAATCTTTAGTTATCATTTATTCACCAACCTTTACGGCAACAGTTGCGAATTTATTTCGCAGACCGCCTGTGCGAATTTCGATTAGAAACGCTTCAGTTTTATCGCCATACCAAATTTCAGGGCGAGGCTTAGCGGATACAATTTCACCAGCAAAGTGGCGATTGCGTGAGCGGTAGTTTTGTCCTACGAGTAGGCTTTCGATTGTGTATAGTTTGGTAGCCATTGGCAGACCTTCTTTCGTTTGTTGTTATGTATGGAATTATACACGAGCCTACTGACATTTTCACATTACTAGCCAGTAAGTCCAAATAATGAGACGCTCAAGCCGTGTGATACTAATCACATCAATATGTCCGATTTGTCTGTCAAATCGACACGCCGCAAATTTCACGGGATTTTATAACAATCTCGTAACGACACGCCCGACCCCGTGCCTTTGCGGGCCAGCTTGACTTTGTCAAGCCGACACGCCGTTATTCTTCTTCTAATTCTGCTAAATAATCTTCGTGCTCTACTAATCCAATCGCAAACGCAACAGGATCGCAACACTCTAGAATTTCGGCGGGTGTGAAAGTTGAGTAGCCGATTTTTACAGTTGGATAAAGGTCATTTAGAAAGTCTATAAAACTTTCTTTGATTTCTAAATCTTTTTCAAACTGCGATTTCATCTGCAACCTCTTTCCATTCAAAACAATAAGAGTCTGAAACAAAAGCATTTTTTACAACGCTATCAAATAAAGAAATAGCCATTTCTTCATCTTCTGCATCTATGTCTAGCCAAACGCCAAATGTGTATCTTTTCATTAGAGCGCACCTTCCTGAAATAATCCAATTTCTAAATCTAGTAATTCATCGGGGGTTGCTTCGGATAAATCTACCCAACCCGCACCCTCGTTATCTATGCGAAAGATTTCTACATAACCCATTTAGTCTGCCTCCTTAGTATTGAATAGAGAGGACATCTTATCATTAGCCTCTGACATTGTTGCGATAGCCTTCAATAGGCTTTCCTTGCGTGTGGCTTCTACATAAGCCTTGTATTCATCTAGTGTCATTTTATCGACCTTTCGTTGTGGTTATAGTAGGTAGTATACACGAGCACACCGACATTATCAACACGACACGCCGTGTTTCAAGAAATCTTTTTTTGTGATAAACCTCACAAAATTCAAGGGGTTCTATAACATTAGCGTAACGACACGCCCGACCCCGTGCCCTTGCGGGCCAGCTTGACTTTGTCAAGCCGACACGCCGTAGCGTTAGCGTAATTTATTGTGAATTAGATCACGAATTACTAGGCGTAGCATAATTAGGGCGGGGATACCGATACCTAATTGGACTAGCGTAGTTAGTATGCGATTAGTAGTCATTACTTATTCTTCTTTCTCTTATAAATCTTATAAGCGATTAGTGCTAGGGCGGTGATAATAATAGTGTGCCAAGGTAGATAGATAGACCCTAAGAAACTATCTAACTCAAATCCGTATTCGCTTGTTATGTATAAATCAAATCCGTTAGGTATCATTATTAGTTATCCCAACTTAGTGCGAATACTTTTGCTAATTCTTCATCATCAACATCATCAAAGTCATCTAGTGGCGGTTGTTCTTCATCTGCCTCATCTAGATAAGTGTATGCGTCTGCGACATCTGATTGGATAGACTCGTATTTATCTATCGTGTTTGTATTGTATGAGTATGCGTATGACATTACTTGACCTCTACTTCTCTAATGTTGTAAGTGAAACCCTTACCTAGTTTATTTAGTTCAGCGATTACCGCTAAGATTTCTTCAGGCTTGCTAGCCTTTTGATTGACGGCTAATAGTTGAGAGCCTTGCCATAGTGTGTATGTGATAGTCATTGTCTGTTCTTCTTTCGTTAGTAGTTAGTTAGTTGTTGAGCGATTATTTGCTAGGCTCACCTTTCGGATTATTTGCTAGGCTCACGCTCTAATTCTTATTTAGTTGTTATGTCGTTATTGTAGCCGATACGACTGACATTTAGGGGGATTTAGACCCTAGTGTCCGTGTGATTTACCTCACACAACAAGCGCAATAGGTCGGTAGGCTAAAGAGGTGCTTTAGCAACGCCTTGCGTTCATAGGTAGTCAATTCGGGGTGGTTAGACTTCACGCCCCCGTGTTGGTATTCATAGACGATTGCGTCTAGTGTTTTTTGAGTGAGCATTTGATTGCTCCTTTCTTTAGCGGATTTCTTTACCGCTTGTTTTTCTTTATATATTTAGTCTAGCAGGGGGGACTGACATTTATGCCCGTTTCTCGGGCGTGTCGGTAAAAAACTTTTGTGAGTCGCATCACACTCACGCTCAAGGTCGGAAGCCTATGTGCTCACTATCGGGCAAATCGGACATTTTCTATAGTGTGTATCATACAAGTTAAAAATATATTAACATTTTCTCAAATTTCAAAAAGCTATTGACTTTCGAAAATACGTAATGTTATACTTGGGAAGGTTTCGGGGGTTACACTAGAGAACTCAATACACCAAGTAATTCTTGGGATTGGATCTTGCAACTCTCCTCTATCTTTCCAAAAAGTTAAAATTTGGGGGGTAGGGGGGGTTTGCTAAAAAATCTAATTCCCAAGTAATCAATAAAAAGAATATATAATATATATAAGCAATATGCAATAGGCAAAAAAATATTTTATTAACATTTAGTAGGATATTAAAAGCAGTCGACTAGGATATAACATGTCATTAAAGGTATACATTTACGATTTAGCTATTCAGGTAGCAGTCATGGCGGAAACAGAAGAAGAAGCACAAGCAAAAATGGATCAGGGACAAGCATCACAGCTATCTATGGTTAAGACTCTATCTAGCACTACAGATATTATTGTTAATTAATTTCAAGGGTGGTATAATAAAGATATGACAAACAACGTTATTGGAACTAATTTAGGCGACTGTCCTATTTGCGAAGAAAGCAGATGGGGAGTTAAATTAAACTCAGATGGAGTTGCTGCACCTTTTTGCATCGAATGTTCTGGAGACTATGCTGCAAAGCTAGCCTGGGAACAATCTGTAAACAATATTTAATTTAGTCAACTAGGATATATATGTATTCAGTTGAGACTTATAAACTTCATCCAACCAACACTGCAATACTTTCTCCTTTGGGTTTAAAAAGAGATTGGCAGGACGAGACTAATTACGAGCATGTTTACAAATGCTTTCCATTGACTCTTGCAAATACAATGGGTTGGGGAATAAGTTATCCAGAAGATTTATCATTTATTTGGGACGGCAGATACACAGGATCTTCAGACTCAGTAAAAATTTTAAAAGGTCAAAACTGGTTAACAACAACTAGAGGATATGCAACAGTAAACTTTAGAACTGGGATTAAATTTAAAACTGATCCTGATGTAAGCATGTTAGGTTATCCAGTTCCAAATCAGTTCATTGATGGATTTCAATCTTTCACTTCACTTATATCAACTTCTTTCTTTATGGGAGAATGGCAGGTTGCTGGGAGAATAACTACTCCAAACAAGATCATTACAATTAAGGCTGGAACTCCAATCTCAGCAGTAATGCCAATATCGCTAACACATCTAAATAACTCTGAGATAATTGAAAAGCCAATTGAAAACTTAAAAACAAAAGAAATTATGAGCAATGAGTATGCTGCACTGGTTGGAATGACAAATGTAAAAGGTGGAGTTTTGAATTTTTATAGAAATGCTACAGATATGCATGGCAATAAAATCGGAGAGCATGAGCTTAAAGCTTTAAAGCTACATTATAGAAAAGGTAAGTAATGTCTGTAAAACCGTGGGACTTATTCAATCCTCAAGAATCAAGAGTGTCTTTAGATGTGCTAGAAGAAAGATTACAGATATGCTCAACATGTCCACAATTTATTAAAGCTACAAAGCAATGTAAAAAGTGTGGGTGTTTTATGAACTTAAAAGCAAAATTAGAAAATGCTACTTGTCCAATAAACAAATGGCCAGAACTTGAGATCATTTAATGAAAATAAATAAAATCCACGATGGTATCTACGAGATAGAAGAATTTCTTACTCAACTAGAAGTAGATTCAATCCTTAAAACTTTAGATTCTGGAGAATGGCAAGGCTTAGATAGCGGAAGTCATTGGGAAAAAAGAATTAAAAAAATAAATCCACGACCAGAAGAACTTAATGACATATGCAAAAGAATTTCTAATCTTTTTTTATCCTATGGAGTAATAAACAACATTCAAAGTATTCAAAGATTTGAAGTTGGTGGAAGTATGGGTGTTCATATAGATAAAATGCCATATAACAATGTGAGATATGGGATAGTCTGTTATTTAAACGATAACTACACAGGTGGAGAAGTGTATTATCCAGATTTAGGCATTGAGATAAAACCTAAACTAAGATCTCTTGTTATTCACAAAGGTGATATCAGACATGGCGTAAAAGAAGTTTTGTCTGGATCAGATAGATATTTTTTAACTACTTTTGCCCAAGCGGATGATTCTAATGAGGTTGTTCTTAAAAGCTTTGAATAGTTTTTCTGCTTTGCGTTCAAACTTGCCACCAGGACCTTCAACGTATTCGTTGCCTACAAATGTAGGGCTAAACTGTTGATGGGTAAAATGTCTTCTAGGTCCTTTTTCTGGGGTCATAATATAATTATACACCTTATGTTATGAAAATAATGTTATATAATTGAGGTATGTCTCCAGAGAAGATATCGATCAAGAAACAAAAAGAAGCTCTGGCACGTTATTTAAAAGAAGTAAAAGAAAAGAACCCATGTATGGATTGCAAGGTCTGGTACCCATACTATATGATGGATTTTGATCACGTCCGTGGACAAAAACATGCAAATGTGGCGGAGCTCATTAATACGTTATCTAAGAAACGAATCGATGAAGAAATAGCCAAATGTGAAGTAGTATGTTCTAATTGCCACAGAGCAAGAACATATATGAGAAAAAATCGGAAGGCAGGATAAATGAGATTTTGTAGTTATTGCGATAAGGCATCATATACATCTAAACTATTATTAGATGGATCTATGAAATACTATTGTTTAGAACATGCTATTAATATTACAGTTGACTAGAATTATGGTATAATAATATTATGCATGATCATGAAAATATAGTATTAACCACAGGTTCAGGAATAACTGAAATGCAACTGATGTGGATTATCATGGGAGCCATGGCCATTCACCATATTTGGATGTGGTGGAAGATGAAAAAGAAAAATTGTAATTGCAAGTGAGCTTGATACAAGCAACAGTAATATTTGGACCTATATTGGTTCTATTAATAGCATTTTGGGATGATATAAAATGAAAAAGATCTATGCTTTAATTGCGTTAACTGCGACAGCAGTCTTCTCAGGTCTTGCTATGTCTAAATTTTTAAATTGGGCGGGACAGCAAGAAATCTTTGATTTTGACCTAAATGAAGATATAGATCATGAAGAGATATAAATTACTTATATTACTTCCATTGGTCCTAATAACTACCTATGTACTGGGTATTGTAATACAGATTAAATAGCTCATCTTTTTTCTCCCGCCCTTTCTGGGGTCTTTGTATCGGAGATACCAAATATGACCCGTTAAGGGCTTAGAGGCCCCGTAGAGGCCTTATATGACATATTCTACAAATTACTGCACATGAGATATGGCTCTTCTTTCGACGGCGCACTTTTTTCGCACTTTTTGCACTATACAGGTCTAAATAAATTTGCTATACTGTTGTAATGAGTAATATTGAATTTATATCTATGATGCCAGGGCTGCAAGAGATACAGCAATGTAAGCCAAAGCCTTCAAAGCAGTTTGTGCCGCAATGGTTTAAAGATACTCCAAGTATGTTGGGCTTAAATGACATGCCGTATGGCCCAGGATCTGCTCAAGTTGGTACTATTAGCTTTCCTTCCGCATCTACTGTAAAAATTTGTCCTGCCTTCCCAGACTTCTTTTCTCAAGGCTATGTTCTTCCAATGTGGTGCGATACAGAACTTGCCTTTAATGACGAAACACAGGAATTTTTTTGGAAGACCTCTAACGATGCATTTTCTTGGAGTATTCACACTAACAATCAGTTTTTAAAATGGGCAGATGCATCCCTGCATGGAGACAAGGCAAAGTTTGTTTTTAAAGCCGAATGCCCTTGGAGAATAATTACTCCTAAAGGCTGGTCTGTTTTACAGCTTCCAATGTTTTATCATTATAATAAAAACTTTTCAGTTCTTCCTGGCATTATTGATACTGATATCCATCATGAAATTAATCAACAAGTTTTGTATCATGGTGGCACAGATAAAATTACAATTAGTCGAGGAGACCCTTTTGTCCATTATATTCCTTTTGAAAGAAAGTCAAAGCTAGGACTTGAGATTAGAGAATTGACTGACATAGACAGAAAACGTTTTCAGAAAAACGAAATGAATATAGCGTCAAAGTTTGTTCCAAATGGCTTGTATAGGCTATTACAAAGAGAACGAGATAAAAAGAAATAAAAAGAAAAAATCCCATTCAGAGGCGGATCCGAATGGGCTTTTCTAGTATATTGCTATACATTATATAGGGAAGCATTACTGCCGTCACCTACACATCTTAATTGTATTACACGTTATTTTCTAAGTCAACTGTTTTTTCAACAATTTTTTCAGCAACAGGATATTCAGTAATCCAGCCATAGGGATCCTTATTAGTTTCAGGATTATTGCCTAGATAGGTTAGGTACTCAGGCAGGTTGGTTATTTCTGCCAAAAGAACCATCAGGTCTACGCATCTAGTATGAGCTTTTTGATGAGCTGTGTGGCATTTATATTTGTCGTCTACATTAGGACAAACTTTTAATATTTCCATAAGTCGAAAAACAACCTTATGGGCAAAATCCATTTGTTCTTGACTGTAAGACATTATGCCTTTTCCCCTGGAGTAAATGCTGGTTCAGGTCCAAGCAGGTATCCCTCTTGGTGGTACTCGATCATTCTTGTTGCCTTTTCAGTATCAAAATGATTTGCAATAAGCGTCATCATGTCGTATATACGGTGGAGCATAATATAATTAACCATAGGCAAATTATCTTCAATAGTTCCAGCGTCTCTAATTATTGCTCCATCAGGTAGCTTTGATTCATCCATTATTTGTCTATTCCTCCATCTGTATTAGGGAAAATTACAGGCATCTTCCATTCGTATGTGTTAAATCCAGAAGACTCGTATTGAAGCTCTTCTTCCGCCGACTCACTTTTTTTGTTGTCCATTAATAATTCTTTCTACTAAATCTACAAGATTTTTATAGTCGACAATTCCGACTGTTTTCTTGTATGAGCAAGTTAAGCAATATAAAAATATGTTTTCTTCAACATCTTGATTGGGATAGAGAGAGCCTTGATCCATTGGGCATAAAAGCTCTGGAACAAGGCCCTCTCTTGAAAGAGAAAGGTACTTAGACACATATTGTATCTTCATGTACCTTCCTTTCTAATGTTTGAATTCCGCTAGGAACTCCTTGTGTCTTGTCCCATTTAGGGAAGACCATGATGACCAATCTGTGCCGCCTTTAGTCATGTAATACGTTATCTCTGCGTTTATTACTGGGTCAAACAATAAAATGTTTGACTTTAGATCAAATTTTTCTTTACGATCAATGCCGAGTTCACCCAACATATTAATCTGAAAAATTCCGTAGGAACTGTCTCCAGTTTTCCTGTTACCATTGTAAGCCATAGGTCTTGCGTTAGACTCTGCCTTAACAATAGCCCAAGCCGTTTTAAGGGCTTTTCCTTCAAAACCAACAGCTGATAGAAGTTCTTTTAGTTCTTCGTCTGTTAGCGTCTCAGAAGGCTTGTATACAGTAGTGCTGTACTTCTCTAAGGTTTCTTTCTTTAGTTGTACTGTTGATTTCACAGGTGTTTCTACCTGCAATGCTTGAGTTGCTGTTGGTCCTGGCTGAACCGTAAATAGAAATAATACTATTACTACTATGTACGACCAACTATTGGCAACTTCGCTCAAGCGTTGTTTTACTTTCTCCATTGGCATTTCCTCCTTTAGAGATAACGAACTCTAAGCATAACATTAATTGCATAACCCTGTCAAGCCAGTCAACTAGAATAAATGTAAAGTATAAATGTCTAGTTTAGTAATAATATTTTAAATTTAAGCATAAAAAAATATATTTTTGCTTCCCATATGAATAGTTGTTTGGTAGAATAGGATCTTCACACTAAATTTAAATTAACCGCTAGGCGGAGAAACAGGTACTATAAATGTCTAAAACTATTGCAAACCCATACGAAAATTTTATTGCGTTATCAAGATATGCAAGATGGATATCAGAAGATAATCGCCGTGAGACTTGGGGTGAAACAGTAGATAGATATTTTAACTTTATGCTCGGCCATCTAGAAAAAAATCATAATTATATTCCAAATGAGAAGCTTGTTGCGGAATTAAAAGAGTTTGTTTTTGAAAGAAATGTAATGCCATCAATGCGTTCTGTTATGACTTCAGGAGCCGCATTGGAAAGAGATAATGTAGCTGGATATAACTGTGCTTTCTTACCAGTTGATTCCCCACGTTCATTTGATGAGACTATGTATATCCTTATGTGCGGTACAGGTGTAGGATTCTCTGTTGAGTATAAGTACATCAATAAACTTCCTGCCGTCCCAGAAACTTTAGAGAAATCAACTACAGTTATTACAGTAGAAGACTCAAAGCAGGGCTGGGCTAAAGCATACCGTGAGCTGCTAGCACTACTTTGGTCTGGACAGATTCCAGCAATTGATGTTTCTAAGGTAAGACCAGCAGGAGCAAGACTTAAGACAATGGGTGGAAGATCTTCAGGCCCACAGCCACTTATTAACTTGTTTGATTTTACAATTGCAAAGTTTAAGAATGCTACAGGAAGAAACCTAAAGCCAATCGAATGCCACGACATTATGTGCAAGATTGGTGAAGTAGTTGTTGTAGGAGGAGTCCGTCGCTCAGCAATGATTTCTCTTTCTAATATTAATGATATTGAAATGGCGCAGGCAAAGTCAGGTAACTGGTGGGAAGCAAGCCCACAACGTGCCTTGTCTAATAACTCTGTTGCGTATTCACGCAAGCCAGAGATGGAGCAGTTTATTGCAGAATGGAAATCGCTATATGATTCAAAATCAGGAGAACGAGGCATATACAATGTGGCCGCAGCTCAAGCCCAAGCAGCCAAGTATGGAAGAAGAGATCCAGATATACACTATGGAACTAACCCGTGTTCAGAGATTATTCTACGTCCTTACCAGTTTTGTAATCTTTCAGAAGTCGTACTACGTGAAAATGATACAAAGAAAGATATTGAACGTAAAGTAGAACTAGCAACTATTCTTGGAACCTGGCAGTCTACTCTTACAGACTTTAAGTATCTACGTAAGATTTGGAAAGATAACACAGAAGAGGAACGCTTACTAGGAGTTTCTTTGACTGGACAGTTTGGGCATAAGTTTATGTCAGGCAAACAAGATTTGGTTGCACTAGAGTCATTCTTGATGACCCTTAGAGAAGCGGCAAGAGCAAAGAATAAAGAAGAGGCTGGGAAAATTGGGATTCCTGAGTCTGCCGCTATTACTTGTGTAAAGCCTTCTGGAACAGTATCTCAATTGGTCGGGGTATCTTCAGGAATGCATGCTTGGCATTCTCCATACTATATTAGAACTGTTCGTGGTTCAAAGGGAGATCCAATTTCTACCTTCCTTAAAGAGGTGGGGATTCCAGTAGAAGATGATGTAATGAAGCCAAACGATACATACGTATTTTCATTTCCAGTAAAGGCACCAGAGGGTGCAATTGTCAGAAATGATCTAACAGCTATTGAGCACCTTAACATTTGGTTGGTTTACCAACGTGCATGGTGTGAGCATAAGCCATCAATTACAGTATCTGTAAAAGAAGATGAGTGGATGGAAGTTGGGGCATGGGTTTATAAGAATTTTGATGAAGTATCTGGAATTTCATTTCTACCGCATTCAGATCATTCATACAAGCAGGCGCCATACCAAGAAGTAGATAAAACAGAATATGATGCGCTTGTTGAAAGAATGCCTAAAGATATTCGTTGGGAAGATTTATCTTTTTATGAAACAGAAGACGGAACTTCTACAAATGCCACACTAGCATGTAGCTCAGATGGAAATTGCGAGCTAGTAGACATTTCTAGTTAAAAGTAGTACAATGTAATTGGGGTAAAACCCAAATTCCTGGGCACAACGCCCAGAAATAGGAGGATCTAATGAAACAAGATCTAAACAATGATGGAAAGGTAACTATGCAAGAGAAAATTCTAGCAGCGTTGGCAAGCTATGGTCGTCACTTTTTGGGTGCAGCCATTGCTCTTTACATGACTGGTAACACTGACCCAGGAGACTTACTCAAGGGCGGAATCGCAGCATGTCTGCCAGTTATTTTGAAGGCACTTAATCCAAACGAAAGCTCATTTGGGTTTACAAAGAAGTAAAAATTTAATATAGATTAGGAGTGCCCTTATGGTAAAATATCCATAAGGGCTTTTCTAATTAGGGGTAACCGTGGCAGCGCAAAAAAACTTTGAAGTTGATCAAAATACTACTTTTTCATTTGTTATTGACTATACCGATAACAATG